ATTTCTTCTTCCAACTGTTGTATTTTTAACAACAGTTCATTCAACTGTTCGGAATTTCTTAACAGTTCAATTTCCAACTTGGCGTTTTTTTCACCAAGTTCATTTATTTGGTTGTCATCGGTGGTGTAGATTATTTTCTCAACCACTCTATCAATCGGAACTTCTTTTATCACCTCAATCTTTTTGATGACTTCAACTGGAACTTCCACCCGTTTTTCCTCTTCATTATCCGTTTTTCCCAAAAAACCATATTTTTTAATATCGAATCCTTGTTTGAAACATAGATAAATAAAATTATCAATATCCTTAATTTCTTGTGATTCACAAAATGCAGACACTGCCAGCATCATTTCTTTACTAAATATTTTGGAGTCTTTCTGTTCCATTTTCAATATCTTCAAATGATTTTATGGAAAACTTCAAAAAAGGTTTTGGATTATCTAAGTCAACATATGTGTATTTTTTACTTTCAACATCATATATTCCATAACCGTGTCTTCCAATACTTTCACCAATGTTTTGTTGTATAGGACTTCCAATCATATAACCTTTACCTGTTTTGAATTTAAACTCTTGTCGTTTGTGAATATCACCACATAATACAGTTTCAAGTCCATCGAACTTTTCAACATCGTATGCCTCTTCACCAAAGTCAAAACCAAGGTCTGTTTTCATTCCTTGTATTGGTCCGTGAAATAATCCAATTCGTGTTCCTTTTGATTCAGTCAAATCAGGTGGAATATTTCCTTGGTATTGTGAATATACGCACCAACTAATATTTTCATCTTCATAGACACCTCTGTCTTTGTAATATAAAATATTATCACTATTTAAAGAACTAATGATTGGTGTTAAGGCGTCTAATCTTTCGGTGTTATTTACCAAGAAGTCGTGGTTACCAGGAATGATGATTGTTTTTGCAATACTAGAACATTCGGTCAATAACCATCTAACCATCTCAATAAGTTCAGGTGTCATTTGGTTTTTAGAATGAACTAAATCACCAGTAAACACAATCCTATCTGGATTTAACTCTCTCCATTGTTCAATGGCAGTTTCCAAAATTGATTTATACAAATCGTGGTCTTTAAAAAGACGGATGTGTAGGTCAGAAAAGTGTATTAACTTTTTAATCATTTAATTGTTGTTTATCATTACAATACACCTCAAATGGTGGTTTATATGGGTTGTCTTGAATTGGAAAAGGATTAACCGGTATTGGAACTCTAAATGGTTCAGAAATATCAATCTTACTATTTTCTTTAACCAAATCCATCTTTTCCACAATTGGTGCGATATCGATGTTCTTATCTTCTAATTTTCCATGAAGATAACCTTCTAACCAAATATAAAATTCTTTGTGTGTCATACTAATTCTCTACAATAAAGATTAATTAAAATAGCCCTTGCTAATTTAAATTCTTTCGCTCTATTAAGTTTTAAACCATAAAGATTTGCAATACTCTTAAGGTGTGGATACGCTTCAGTAATAGTCATTTTTCTTGTTTCCATTATTTATCGAATAATTGAAATTCTTCATTTACAAATCCACACTTATTACACATATAAGTTGGAAAAGGTACAATTGTATCTTCAGGTGCTCCTGTTAATATTTTTGATACTTTTTTTAAAAGTGTTACTTCTTTAAAAAACATACCTCCGCAATCATCACATACAATTGTTGGTTGTTCTTTCAAGTTAATTCTTGGTTGTATAAGGTCTTCGCTCATTTTATAATATAATTTATGTTTATTTTAATAGTTAAATGGTCCCAACTTGTATTGGTATACCAAATAGGTGTTATAATGTTTTCCATAGTAAAATGTAATTTATTAGTTTTATTTAGTCAAATATTCGGACATATCCATTTTCAAAATAGTGTCGACCACATCTCTTGGTATTCGATATTCTTTGAACTCTACGTTTTCTGTTAAATGAACAATTACACCACCCATTAGTGGAATATTTTCATATTTAGTCCCTTCCAACATCTTTAATAATAATTTACCATAAAAAGGTAATTGTGTGTTGTAGTGACCAAGAGCATTATTTGGTAGTTTTTCAAAAGGTTTTTTCATGGGTTTTGTATAGTCATTTACTTCCATGTTTTTTTCCTTGTTGGTTTTCCAATCGGTTATTACAATACCAAATCCAGTTTTTTGTTTATTTAACATTAACCAAACTTTATCGGGTTGTCCAGTATAACCAAGTTCAGGATGACCCAAAACAATCTCCGTGTCTAATAGTACCGCACCTCGTTCTTCCATTAATGACAAAAACTTTTTACCAGCCTTTATCATTCTGTCACCTTTCATTATAAGGTCCAAATCACATTCGAATAACGGTTGTCGAACCTCTTTATCTATTTTGAATTTGTTAATCGTTTCTAATTCAAGTTCATAGTGAACTCTACTACCCATATTTGTTGAAAGTATACCTGATTGTTTCCACTCTTCTAAATAAGTGTGCATCACATATGGACTACCTTTCGCCAATTTTCTTGCAACGTCCTCAGCTGGAAATTCATCATAAAATAACTTCATCACTTTTGATACAGATGGAAAATCGTCTCTAACAACACCACTCACATCTAACATTGTGTACTTGTGTTTATCTTCCTCAAAAGTTAATTGAAACTCTTTTTGTTTTTCAGAAATAATCTCTCGTATTTCTTTTGCTACTTCTTTTAAATCTATCATTTAAATTCTACATAATATTTTTCGATGTCACCTTTGAGGTCACATACGTCTTTATCTTTTGGTAACTTTACTAACTTAACTCTGTTATATAAAGCTCCTCCGTTTAGTTTGTCATATAGGTTTTTAGCGTCGGTATATGCGTCACCATCCAAACAAACTATAATATTTTTTTTCGCCCTTGAATATAGTTTTTCCCAAAGGTTGTCTGTTAAAAACTTCCCTAATAAACAAATTGAATTGTCCAAAAAGAAACTATCAAAAACTCCTTCAACAAGGTATATGTCTTTTTTCCAATCAATTAAACTCTCATTAAAAATTAAAAAGTCTTTTGATGCTTCAGGGTTTTTATATTTTAATTTACTTCGTGGGTTCCATGACCTTGATACAAAAAAGTTTAGTTCTCCTTTTTTATCAAAAGACGGGACAATAATTCTACCCGCATATTCACCCTCTAAACATAAACCAATCTGATACTTCTCAATAATCTCATCGGTGATTCCTCTTTTTTTCAAATAATTAGAAGCTTCTTTTCTTGGAATATGAAGTGGGTGTATCTCGTCAAACTTTTTATATTCTTTTGGTAATTCAAGTTTCTTGTAAACCTTTTCCTTTTTTTCAAACTCATCGGGTCTAATTAACTTATAGATTTTTTTATCTTTTTTTGAACCAAACTTATCTATAAGTTTTCCTAAGTGTCCGTGAGTTGCGTGTGTCTCGGCACACCCCCAACACTTGTAAACATGTTGTTGGTAATTAATCTCAAGGTTTCCTTTTCCATCTAACTTGTCAAGACCTTTAATTGTATATGAACACACAGGGCAATCAACCGAGATTTGACCTCTCAGTTCATTTACTGATTTTGGTTCCCCAAAAATATTACCAATAAGGTCTATGATTAACTCTTCTGCGTTCACATATAAAAGATAAGAATTTTATATGGATTGTCAATTAACAAAAAACCCACCTTTTTGGGGTGGGTTAAACTTTATGTCCGTTATTAATTATCAGATGAATCACAATTATCAAGACAATATGATTCTAATCCTTCAGAATCAATCATGAATGATTTTTGTCCTGTTCCAATCCCTCTTTCTTTTCCTCTCAAATATAATTGTCCCTTAGAACAATCAAAGTATAATTCAAGTTCGGTTGCTTTAAGTTCAGTCCCCGAGTCTACGAAGGGTGTCTTTTTTTCTTTGAAAGGTGTTTTTCTACCTTCCCTATTTCCTGTTAAAAAACGATACAACCTCATATCACATCCTTCAGATGGTCCATTTTCAAAATATTCAGGAAAACTACTAAATTCGGTTACTAAAAATACGGTATTACAACCTAAACCATCACGGGTTTGTGATTCGCAACCTTGTTTTCCCATTCTTACATTCATGATGTCCATACCACACTTTGGGTCTTTTATTACAAATTTTTTTCCTGTTGACTTTCCAACTTGCATCCTCATAGATGTTTCAGATTCATTAATAACCCTTTTAACAATCCTTGCTAAATCAGATTCGGTTAGTCTTACTATTTTTTTCATAACATTTTTTATTTATAAATATATCATTAATCAAAAAAAAAAGACTTACCAAATTTTTGTTTCTTTCATGTGACCCAAAACACAAGTGTATGAATCTGCCATATCAAAACATTCTTTTTTCAAAGTATTGTTTTTTGTATATAACCATCTAATTTGTGGTTCTTTATCTGAGACTTTTTTCCAAATCAATTCTTTTTTATCCACATCTTTTGGTAATCCACCAAACAATACAAATTTGTTTTTATCATTTTTTTGAATTAAATCAGGCCAAGCAAATTTTCTTGAGTTGTAAGTTGAAATATAATCGGGAACTATTCCCAAAATGTCGTAAATTGATTTGCTAATCATCGAATTGTATCTGAGAAGTGTTCCAACTGTCCAAACATTGTTTGAATTTAATAATGGTTCTTCAATTACAACTTTTGTTATCCCTAAGTTTTTGTATCCATTTAACTTTTCCTCAAAAGCTACTACTTTCATTAGTAATTCTTGAATTTTATTTTCTTGTTTTGGTTTAATTACAGGTGAGAAATGTGTAAGTTCCAATAACTCTTTTGTTTGTATATCAAACAAACTCCACCCAATTGTTTTTGTGGAAATATCTAATCCAAGAACTTTTGGAGAATTTTTTAAATCATGTTTTTGACTCATAAGGACTAAAAATCTAACTTAATCGGATACTGTTGTATTCCTTGTCTTTTTTCAGGTGACTGTATCTTCGATATAACCATAAGTTCTTTGTCTGCGTTGTAAAGAGCAACCTCTGTAACATAAGGTGGTGTTGTACCGTCCCATGTTGGGTTAGATGAATCAAAAAACTGTGTTTGTCCTAAGTTGCATAAAAAGTTCATCACATAAATTGTGGCTTGAATATCTGTTTGAATATTACCAAAAAAGAAATACTCGCCCCCAAAATTTAAAGTCAGACCTGTCGCACCAATAGGAACTAAATTTATATAGTTATTTAAATTATAAGTACCTGCGGTATCATACATATTTTTAGTCAATTGAATTGTGGTTCCTGTCATTCCTGTTTGAGTCAAAAATCCTCCAACAGTAGTTGCCGACAATTGTGACATAATATTAATTTCTTTCCATGCTGTGGCGATTGGTCTTGTCGTTCCACTTGACACTTTTTGTGCAATTAACTTTACTTGATTTGCTGTAAATCCACTTGGAGTTGTAAAACTTGATTGTAAAAAAGGAAACTCATTTCCAAATCTAACTAAAATGTCCGAAGCTCCCGGTAACAAACTTTGGTCATTTCCTGAAATTGTTGTGTAATAATTACAATGTAATGAGTTTGTAAATGCGGTGTTAGAAAATACATACGTTAAATAAAGTGTTTCGGTATTACCTGATAATAATCCTACCGTTCCACCTAAAACTCCTCCAAATGTGTTTGGAGTCACTAAACCTAATTTAGGTGCTGGTAATGTCCATGACCTGTTGGATTTATAATTAAGTGCCGCGACCAACTCCTCATCATCAAAAATAATCATTTTATAATCAGGAAAAACTTTACCAACTCTATTAGGGTATCCATTACTATTAGCATGTCTGTCCCAAAGGTGGTAATATCTCATACCAGGTTCGTTAAATTCAGGGTCTCTTTTAGACTCAATATAGTGGGGTTCAAATAGATTTAAGTTTGTAAAACCTGATGGGTCTGTAAAAAATTCTTCACCCATAACTCTACTTGAGTTCTTATGCCACATTAACCACGGAATAGACAGTTTGAAGTTTCGAGCTTGTCCTGTACCACCAGGATTAGTTGCGTCATAATCCTCTTGTGCGAATTTTTCACCATAGAAATTATCAATAGATTGATTTGTATAATGAATAATTGCAATTGCTTTTTGTTCTTCAGGTGTTACTGTTATTTTTTCAGCAAAAGAATTATAATAATATACTGAGTCCGTATCTAATTGAGCTGCACTACTTTTGTATCCAAAATATTCTTTTGAGCCTGTGTATCCTGTGGATTTGAATTTATTAAAATCTTCAAAGGTATTACTGAATAAACCTGCCGGTGATTCTGTCCATGGTATGTTCATGTTCCAAACATATACATCTCTTTGTGCTACGTCACAATTAGTTTCAAAGTTAATGACATCGTTTGCCCAAAAAGGTGCTGGTGTAAATGTGTCGTAAAGAGCAGTCATTCCACTTGGATAAAACATAACACGTGAATTACCACTTAACCCCATCGAACTAAAATTTGGTATTTGTCTATCAACTCGTACTGAGACTGTAGTTGCAGTTGAAGTGTTTCCTGTTACACCAACAACTAAATAAGTAAACATTGGACCCGCTCCTGAGAATGGTGTGACACTTCCATTAGTGAAAACCATCATAAACATACCCGGTGTAACAGTACCTGATGTTGATGCGTTAATTGTATTTGCGGTTAATGTAAATACGGTACCTGAAGTTATACCTGTATTATTTATTACAAAATTAGGGTTTATAGTTAATGCTGTTGTTGTATAAGCACTGTATACCGCAGGAGTTCCTGTGGTACCAGTAAAGAAACCTCTTGGTGCAGCCGTATTGTAAACGCTATCTATATATGATGCGTCAAAAGGGATACCATAAGTACTTCCTGACGTTGAGTCCAAAAATATTGGGTACTTTACTTCTAATCTGTTTTTTTGTGGAACAGGTGCTAAGTTTTGTGTATTGAATTGTGGCATCAAGACATTGTATTGTACAGGGTCCAAACCACTAATACAATTATAACAAACTTCACTGTCACCTATTTGAAAATATGATATATCGAATTTACCTTGAGAAATTTTCTTTCTCGCAGCGTCAGTGGTTAGTGTGTTAATTAATGCTGCGGTATTTTTCAGTATGTATGACATATAAAATAAATATTCTTTTTTACTTTTTTATAAACAACTTAATCCTGTTTTTGTTAGAGAAACTTGTTTAGGTTGCACATTTTGACTAATAGACCTACATTGTGCTGGTGTAATAGTAATGTTAGATAATATAATTGTATCTACTAAATTTCCATATATTGGACAATTAGGTAATTCGTGACAAGGTGTGCTTATATATTGGACTATCGTTCCTGATGCGAAACCATTAGTGTTTAATTGTACTGTGTAAGATTGTGTTCTCGCACTCACATTTATAAAACTACTTAAACAATTAGGCCTTACAGAAGAAGAACCTGAAGTTGTACCCGTAGAGATTAATGTTACAGTAGCATTAGGGTTTGTACTTGTTGTTATAGTGTTTGTTATTACAGGAACATCAAAGTATGATGTGTACCCTGTTGAGTTGATGTTAAATGTAAGATTCATATTGACCGTTACACCAGCAGGTAATGGTGTCGGTGAAAGTGTAATTGACCACTGTGAAGTTTTTGTTAGTGCGTTTCCAACAACTGTTGGGTTACCAGGAGTTAACGTTAAACTAACATTATAGTTTTGGAAATTCACTTGTGCGGTTATTGTAAAACTTTGACTTGTAACCGTCCCTAAAGAATCTTTGATGTATGCGGTATATGAACCAACAGCTAAATTTAAAAAGACACTTGAAATTTGATAATTAACCCCATCTAATGAATATGTGTATGACGGTACTCCACCGTACCCAACTATTGTCGCACTACCATTATTATTAGTTGAGCAACTCGGTCCCGTTGGCTGCACTTGTATTATAAGTGGTGGATTTGGACATGTTCCTGTAACAACATTTATACTAGTGTTAAAAGCGTTTGGTCCAGTTATAACCCAACCTCCTGTTGGTGGGATGTTGTTAGTCTGATTATATATAGTACCATTTGTCCATCCACTTACCGTCCATTGTGTGGTTCCTGTATTATAATACATAGTATAACTTGGTGTTACACTTGTCCAAGAAGGATACCCGTTTATAGTATTACCTGACGCAAAATTGTATTGTGTTGTTGTATTGTTTTGAGTTTGTTGTAAACACAAATTACTAGGGTAAACAGGTACAGGTGTTGGTGTTGGTAAACACTGTGTACAGCCCGTAAAAGGACCCGCGGAGGACGTTGCGATTGTTGTGATATATGTTTGTCCCGTATAAAGTGTTTGACCACTACTTGTCCAGCAACCAACTTGTGAAGAAAGTGTATAAATTGTACCAGCCGTGAAAGGTTTCATCATGTCCGCAATATAATAAAGATACGAACCAGGTGTTGTACAACTTTCAAACTGTTCCAAATAAAAACTATCATATCCAACTTCGCAAGTTGTAGTTGCACTAAAATCACCATAATAATCAACCACAGTTGCGGTATATTCGCCAGGTCTAAGATTTGTTAAAAGATTTCCTTGACCACCATTATTCCAAGTAATATTATATGGTGGTGTTCCTCCGGTAACAAATAAAGTTACAACACCATTTGATGATTCAGGTGTCGAAGAATTTATTGCATTACATTCAACTCCCAAAGGGAATAATGTTATTATATTACAACTATTTCCACTTAATAATCCCATCTTACCAAGTTGCCCCGCTTAATCTTTTCCAACCTAATGTGTCTCGATAATACAAATAGGATGAATCATACGTTATTTGTCCGACTTCACCTGTTGGGTCTGTTGTTCCTGATGGTGTGAAATTAGTTTTAACAACAATGTTTGGAACATATACAGTTTCAGACTGAGTTCCTGAAATTGAAATACCTCCTAAAATAACTGAGTGGTCAGCAACTAATGTTGAATTTTCACTACCAACTATTGCTGAATTAAAATATCTAACAACATTTCCTGAACCACCTAATATAGATGAATTATAGCATGGGTCTGATGGTGTTGTTCCTGATATTTTATTAAGTTCTCCACCTAATATTACAGAGTTTTCAGTTGTACCTGATTGGATAGTGTTCGAAGCACCTCCCAAAATTGCTCCTAATTCACCGTTTATTGTATGTTGTTCACCAAATCCAAAACTAGCAAATCCGTTCGAAATACAAGCAACACCACCAAGAAAACTTCTATCTCCGTATATTTCATTAGAATTACCTACAGAAAACCCGATATTTGCTTCTATTTTATTACTATCTCCAAATGACGATGAACTAGTTCCATAAACTTTATTTGCAGTTCCAAATGCAGAAGACGAATTTCCAAAAACCTTATTACCTTTATTTGTTGTAAATGTGTTCCAACCAAAAGAATAACTTCCTTGACCTCCCGCAAATGAGTTGGTTCCAATTGCTCCAGACGCGAAACCTTTTACAGATGCACTTCTACCTCCTGCGGTTTGATTACCTCCCCAAAAGTCAGGTGTATTCGTATCACCAACATATAGATTGTTAGTTGCTGAAAGTGTATTATCATAAAGGTATACAATAGTCCTACCTCCACTAAATGTTGTTCCTGAAACTTTTTTGAAATCATCTGTCAAAGAACCACCAAAAGGTGAATCATGAATCCAAATAAATTCATTATTAGTGTAATTTGCCGTTACGTTTCCATATACACCACTTAAATAAAGTACTCCCGATGTTAATCCTGTTGCTAAATACGCATTATTTGTCCCTGTTCTCGTATTAGTTCCTTCGGAGTGTGAAAATTCACCAAAAGATTTTGTGTTAGTCCCTTCGGCATGTGATGTGGTTCCCGAAGCAATTGTATCTACACCTTCAGCATGACTATAATTACTTAATGCTTGTACATTATTTCCAAAAGCAAAACTCAATGTATTTTGAGCGTCAGACCCTGTAGATTGAACTCTATTGTGTACTGTTATTTCATTTAAACATGCGTGAATATTATTTGTATAAAAACTTGTAATACAATTACTTGGACCACCTGTAAATGGTGTAGTTAGTCCTGATACCGTAAAAGTACCTCCCGTTGTATTTCTAAAAGTTATAGTTCCTCCTGAAGAATTAGATGTTCCCCCTGTTACAAATACATCAGGTGAACCTCCGAATAAAGGAACCAATTGTCTTAATGTCGCTTTATATGATGAACCATCAATACTTTGAGACGTATCTCCTGTTATTACAATGTGTATAAGGTCATTCAACGTTGCTCCTGTTGCTAATGTCCTTGATGTTAATTTTGCCATTTCTTATTTAAAACATTTTTTATTTTATTGAAAATCATAATATACTCCGTCCATAAATTCCATACAATCTCCATTTTGAAACTGTTTTGAAAAACATTGGTCGCTACAATAAATACAACCGTTATTGTCTATTATTTTTATAACATAAGTTGGGTATGTTTCAAAAATAGTAGGTAATGTAAAACTATACGGTACTGTTGTTATTGTGTTTATATATTGACAAGTACCTGCAGTTGTACAATCATCACAAACCCAAACGTCATATGGGGACGCTCCTGAAGTGATTGTATTAATTGTTACTAATATTGGCATCTTACTTACAATTTCCGTTTAATCTACAATATTGTGTTATAAATCCGTTTTTATCTACACTATATATATAATTTCCATACTGAATAAAGTCTTCACTTATTGGTGTTGTAAGTGAACTATCTTGGAAGATACAATCTCCTGTTGATAATGTTGTAACTACATTTGTTGTATAGAATGTTAATGGTTTTCCATAATCTGTAATTTGACATACAGGACAATTCAAAGAATATCCTCCTTTACCTGTCCATTCTGTATATGTGTTTACTGGTGTTGTCACGGTTAAACATTCTAAACATGTAGTGTATGTTGTCGCAGTTGTTGCTGTAAATTCATTTACAGTTGCAACGATGTAACCTGACGGAGCAACATAGTTTATATAATTTCCAACGTATGAGTAACAGTCTCCTGATGTTGTTTTCAAAATTTGACCAACCGATAATCCTGTAGGTGGATACGCCGTTTGTAATATCATACTATTAGTTGTACATGAAGTAAATACAAAGGTAGTTCCAGGTGCAAGTGTCGGTGTAGGTGTTGGAGTTGCCGTTGGTGTAGGTGTTGGAGTTGCCGTTGGTGTAGGTGTTGGTGTCGGTAGTGCTGAAACACAAATCGCACAGTCCGTATATGCAGTTATAACATATTGTACAAATGCATTCGCACTTCCCATAATGTTTTGTGTGTATGTCGCACAAACAAAATCTCCGTTAATAATTGCCTGTATCGTTGTACCTGTTAATGTTATTGTAGTCGCTGTAGAACCTGTAAGTAGAAGAGGTCCGCTAACATAATATTTGTTGTTATTAGTACAGTCAACAAGTTCCTTAACTGTTGCGCACTCAAAATAACCACTATCAACAACAAATGTAACAGTATCTGCCGATGGTACAACAGTAGGAGTTGGTGTAGGTGTGGGTGATGGTGTTGGTGACGGTGTTGGTGTTGGGTAAGATAAAGTTATATTAGCTACAAAATCTCTACAAACATCAACAGTTGGAGTTGGTGTTGGAGTGGGTGTTGGAGTTGGAGTTGGAGTGGGTGTTGGAGTTGGAGTTGGAAAATCGCAGTTTAAAACTACATCAAAATCTAAATCACTACATGGGTCATTTGGTGTAGGTGAGGGTACGCAAGTTCCAAAATACATAATTGACTCATCTAAATCAGGACATATTGCGGTATTTGGATTAGACCCAAAGAAATAACAAGTACCACCTAAACTATTACTTAAACACCAATTTATATTATTATAATAAATGTATCCTAATAATCCAGTACCTCCAGTCCAATAAGGTCGACTGTTGTAACCACCTTTAATACTGTACGTTCCACTATAACCCGAATAAGTACTATTTTGAATATTTAAACATAAATTTTGAGGACAACAACTTAAACATTGTGGACTGGTACAACCTGTAACGACCGTAGAAGTCCCTTCAAAAGTTATTGATGTTCCGGTAACACCAGAAACAATCGTATAACATCCATTAGGCATGTTTGTCTGACCACTAACGCTGTGAACAGTACCAACAGCAGTAATACCAAAAAAACTTGTTGCACTATACACAAGGTTATAACAACAACTACTAAAAATTACATTTGCCATTTAGAATTTAACTTTATTATATAAATAACAATATTTTTGATTTATTAATTAAATCAGTCAAATATTTCAAAATATTGTCTCCAATCACATTTTATGACATTATAGTCTTCGGGATTTTTTAGATAACACAGGTCTAAATATTTTTCTTCACTACCAACATAACCCTCATTTAAATAATGTCTTATTAAGTTTAAAAAAGTATCAAGTAATTTATCTATTGAGTTATTGTTTGGTACAAATATAGACCCTCCATGAATAAATCTATATTGTGACATGATGTGTAAATATGGGTCAATATATGGAGTTTTTTCTTGATGGTTGAAAAAAGTAATCTTATCGGTATATCCATCATTTATTTTATTCAAATTTGGCCAACCTGTTATTTTTTCTTGTGAATAATTTCTAAGTACACCCGCATCTAACCATATAAAAAAGTCAGAGTTGAAGTGATTTTTTTTAATTGACTCTAATATGTAAAATAACTTATTAAAAATAACTATGTTATATAAAGGTTTTGTCATTTCAGGAACTTGAAAGATGACTCTTTTTTTAAATTCTTCAGACATCATCAAATTTTCCACTTCTGTGAAAAAAAGTTTATGTGATTCTAATTCTTCAATTTTTTTTAAAACAATAATTGTCTTTTCTAAGTTTGGGTCACAGTCTTTTCTTTTATTTAAAATAGTTTCATATAAACTATCATCGGTATAAATAACCATATTGGTTTCATACATTAAAAGACTTGTCATCCAATTTAAGTAAGTATCATATCCTTGTTGGTAGTTGTCCCATTTATCTCTTCCAATGTTAAAGAGTGCTGTGACTATTGTTGGATTTTGTATCATAAATTTCCTTCTAATCTTTCTAACCAACCTTCAGTTGTTGAATGTGGCCAAACAACCCACTTTGTGGGGTTTATTGCAGTATTAAATTCTCTTTGTATATGAACAAAATCAATACTGTCATTTAATAAAGTTCTAATTTCACCCTGATTACAATCTTTTCTTGATATTTCATATCCTGTGTCATCTGTGAAAATTACAGCCCAAAAGTCATAATCGGTTTTGTCAAATTTGTTTTTTTCAACTCTAATTGTGAAGTTCATTAGTTTTGTAAAACTATCAATCCACTCTTCTTCGGTGTTATAATTATATGGATTTGGTGGGTATTTTTTTTCTAAAGTATATTGTTGTGCTGACCTTTTTTCAAAAAGTAAACCTGAATATTTTTCATAATCTCTAAGAGTTCTCTTGTTACCAAATCCATACTTTCCATTATGACCTTCTTGTTGGTTATTATCCATTCCGAACAACTTTCTATTTAGTTGGTGTGCATTTTCATTAAGTTTCCACCATTCTTTATCGTCGTCCCAATGTTTTGTTCTTCCATTTCTTGTGTATTCATGCCAAATCACAACTTTATGTGGGTGAAACAAATCGTAACCGTGAGTAAATGCTCTTACGGCAATAGATATTTCTTCTCCATGAAAATAAAAATCAGGATTGTGTTGGACATTTTTTGCAAAATCTCCTGAAGTAAAACAAAAATGTGCCGAATAAAATCTTGCAGGTACTGGTTCTTGTAACTCTTTCCAATCAGGTATAGTCTCAGGTAAGAAAAAAACAGCACCTTCAGGAATAAATTTATCAAATGCCATTCTCCACGGAACATTTACTCTTCCTTGTGGGTCATTTTTTGGGTCATAGGATGGTACATACGTAGTGAGAAGTGGTTTTTCTACACCTTTACTTTTTAGTTGTTCGTACATATCAACAAGTGTTTCGTCCCAATTTTTTTCAAATCTCATGTGTGAGTCTAACTGTAAGGTATATTCTTCCTCGTTGTATAGTTGTTGTATTTGGTTTCTTGCCCAACAGGCACCTTTTGTTTCGTTGTATAAAACATCTACAAATTTAAATCTATTATCTTCACGAAATTCTTGAAGTTCGTCAAACTTATCTTCAGGGTGGTATTGTCTACAAATACCAAAAACTAAATTTTCAGGGTATTTAGCGTTTTCTAAACAATTTTTTATTGTTGGTTCGAGTTCGGGGTCCCGATAGGATGCAATTTGAATAAAAATTTTCATAATATAAAAATTATAATTTCAAATAAATAAAAAACAATAATAAATTAACAAGAAGGACAATTTCCTAAAAGAGTAATTGTAGAGGATGTACTTGTTGTTGGGTATGATGTTGAACAAAAACTCAAAGTTGTTTTTCCCACTAAACCATATGGTGAAACATTAACCTCACCACAACATGGTTCAAAATTCAATTCTAACATATTAGTATTAGGATTATAAACACTATACTGTAGACACGGTACCGGTGTTGGAGTTGGTTCAGGTGTTGGTATTGGTGTGTTTGTTGGTGTTGGCGATGGTGTAGGTGTGGGAGTAGGGGTAGGTGTGGGAGTTGGTGTTGCGGTACATGGTAATGGTTCTGTAAATATACATCCGTTTCCATCTATAATTTTTAATTGAAGTAAGTCCTCATTTGGAAAAAAATTATCAGAATCTATTTGAACAGTTGGTGGTATTGAAACACTTCCTGATACAAAAAAACAATTATTCAAATCCCATGTACATAAAAATATATCATATGGACTTGTACCACTTGTAACTCCGGTTATTTGAATTATCATTATACTTGTGTTAACGTTACTATTACTGATGGAATTGCAGGTCTGTTCGGACTAGATTCTGTACCCCGATAATTAATCCCTAATCTAACATTATTTTCATTTATTGCTAACCATATATCCATAGTTATAAATATATTCTAAAACCGTCTTCTTGTAATATGTAAAATCCGTTCTCTTGTAATAAATATCCAAGAGGACAACTTACTATTTCGAAATATTCACATAAAGTAGAATCTACTATTTTAAACATCAAAGTATCTGCAGTTTGAAATAGTGATGATAGTACAAATGTTCCTCCTGTTGAGCCTAGTAATTGACAATTATTACCATATTCATCACAAACATATAGAGTGTATGGTGGAGTTCCTCCTGTAATTCCTGATATTGTTACGTCATACGCCATCTATATACCACAAACAATGTCATAAGTTATTTCTAACCCTAAAGTAAAATCTTCATCGGCCAATGGGTCGTCATCACCACTACACGTTGAAATAACAGTTAATGTGTTATTTAACAAATCAATATTGTAACTTGAGATTTGTGGTATAGTGTCTAATATTTGTTCGATTGTTGATTGCCATAATGAATCTTGAGGCACATCATTAAGTGTTGTTGCGGTGTAAAATGGTTGTGAATATGTAACTCCGCTTACAATTATTTCACAAACCAATTCAGCACTATTAAAAACACAATTTGTATAACCTGAAATTAAATCCAAATAACCTTCATTTAACATTTCGGCCAAACCTCTTTGGTTACCTGTTGATGTTGTAAAAGTATTTGAACAAACATTAAATATTTCATAGTTTGTAACGTTTGTTCCTAAACAAGTTATATTAAAATATTGTGTTAAAGTGCAGCCCGTACTATCTGTAATATCAACACTATATTGTCCCGCAGCCAAATTAGAAATAGAGGAACCTGTTTGACTATTTGACCATAGGTATGAAAATGGTGGTGTTCCTGCGTTTATCACAACAGTCGCAGTACCATCATTTAACCCCGTACAATTAGTGGTTGCTACCGAAGCTGTAATACCACCACCCGTGTTAATTGTAAAACCTGAAGAAACCGCACATCCATCCGTGTCTGTAACTGTAATTGTATAAGAACCTGAAGTTAAATTATTATAAGTTATAGAACTTAATGGTGTGTCAATAATTGTATTACCATTACTTAAAACATAATCTAAAGGTGATGTATACCCCGTTGAAACATTAACAATAGCAATACCATTAGTTTGACTACAAGTTGCACCTGTTGTTTGTAAACTTATTGAAAATTTAGGAATAGATGAAACGGTGTAGGTGTTTGTATATACACAGTTGGTTCCACTCGCTGAAATTGTTAAATAATAAGTATCGTTAGGTAGATTTGTAAAACTTTCAGTTAAGTTTTGTGTTGTGGTGGTTGATAGTGTATTTGTATTTTGTCCTGAAAGAGTGTAACTATAAAAACCACTAACCCCTTGTATTGTGACATCTATTTGACCATTACTCACATTACAATTAGACCCTGTTACATTTACAGACGCAACACTAAAACCATTTGGTGAACTTAGATTTCCGTTCAACAATATATTACATAAACTTGCATCTGTAACTAATACTTGATAATTACCACTTGTAAGTCCTGTTATTGTAAAAGTGTCGGATAATGTGTATCCAACTTGCGATGTATTGGCAGAATAATAATAAGGACCGCTACCTCCACTTATTGTAAATGTTAATGAACCATCTGAAGAAAAACAAGTTGGGCTATTTGCGGTTAGTAATGCCAAACTCATGGGGGTTGCAACCCCAACAGTTTCAGATAAAGTAGTTTGACATCCAAGACTATCTGTTACTGTACATGTATATACCCCTTGAGTTAAACCCGTAATAACTTGACTTGTTTGCCCATTGCTCCACAAATATGTATATGGTCCAGTACCTGTAATTCCCGTGACCGCCAATTTACCCCAATTAGTTACACAATTAGAAGTATCAACTTTCCAAAAACCAAAATTCACAGCAGTACTTGCACTTATAACTCCGTTTTCTGTGTTTGCTGTTGTCGCACCGTAATCAACAACCGTGGCGTAGTAAATACCATCTTGTAATCCTGTAAATGTATATGGTAATACACTTGTAGTTTCAACATCATATACAGAACCATTTTGGTATAATATAATAGTATAAGGTGACCCTGTTGTTGATGCACTTACTTGTAGTGAACCATTATCTAACCCACAAGTAGTACCTGAAGCAAATATACGTGCCTCAAAACATTCAGTGACTGCGACATTTATATAGAGTTCATTATTTTGTAATCCAAGGGTATCATTTAATCTAAATACATATACACCTTCGGTTAATCCTGTAAATGTTATTGGATTGTAACTTGTCTGAGCGGTGATGGTTCCGGGTATGATATTATCTATTGTGTAAGGAGCAGCACCTCCAAATGGATTAAATGTAACACTACCTGTCGCTGTACTACATACTCCCGTTACTTGAAATGTGTAATCTAAAGCCCCTTGTATACAGTTTTGTGAACAGGTTTGACCTGTCGCAATGACAATACCAAATGAAGTTCCTGATAGAGCACTATCAATACAAACACTTTGACCAAGTGATGCTCCTGTTCTTGTAACTCCGCAACAATCTACGTAGTAAAAATATCCGTTAGTTAAACCTGAAACACACGCCATTAATTACAATTTATACTAATGTTTATACCTATATTTAATCTAAAAGAACTATTTGTAAAGTTATCGTAACAAGTAGAGTTACTAACTATCAGTTCATTACCCGCCAAGTAGTAGTTTAACCCGTACTGATACAATACTTGTAACTCACTATTTATCGAATTGATTATTTGTGTTTGTGATGGGTAATCGTTCAAACCGTAACCTGTGTAAAAGTTGGACTGTACTAGTATTTGATTATCTAATCTACAATCAATAAACCAATTAGTTACCAAACTATTTAAATCACACTGATTTTGAGTATACCCACTATTTTTTAATAATGCCGCTAAAGTTTGTTGTAGGATATCAGGACCATTACCCGATAATTGACAAGTCAATGTTTGGTCAATACAGTCATAACTGAATGGTTGTCCATTATATCGACATGGTATACATTCAACAGGTATAAAACTACACCCTCTTTGTCTTCTCCAAACAAATTTTTGTCTATGAAAAATTGTGTTTTCCATTTTTTGTCCTGTCAACCATAATGTAGTGCCAGGCACAACTTGTTCTAACAATCGTTGCCAATGGTCACCCAAACCTAAAGTAAAATCAATCATTTTTTGGTAAGTAAACTTGTTGGACGGTAATCCAACCGTTTCTTCAGATTGAAGGTAATTCCAAAATACAGATTGTAAGGTTGGGTATCCTCCAGTCTTACCATCAAATATCGTTTGTCTATTTCTAACGTTTATAAAATTATTATAAAAATCTTGAGCAAACTCAAAAAAAGTTTTTTCTTTTGGTTTTGGATTTATGAAGGTCCAATCAACATTTCCAGGATATGGATATGGTGATGTTAATCCACTATTTGGGATAGGGTAATTATATTTTACTGACATATCCCAAATGTCATAAGTTATTCCTTGGCCAACATTTACATACAATTCAATATTTTTAGAATTAATAACCAATTTATCATCATTAACTTTATAATTAACACCATTAAAATTAGAGTTGTCTTTTCTATTTCCTGTTTGGTCAACCGCCCATGATTTTTGATTATCGGCAATTCTTGTTAAAGTATAACCAACTCTCATGTCAGGGAATTTTCTAAAATTATTCATATACTCTTGTCCAAATGAGAATGGTTTTAAAGTAGAAACTAAAAAAGGGTTGCTAGGGTCAAATGATGAGTTTGCGGTGTCTGCCACTTCTGGAGACCTATGTTGTGGAGATTTTTCAAACCAACCCGCACCTTTTTGAAAAAAGTCAGTTTCTGTTGGTGTGGGATTTTTAGGATATCCATCTGAGTCGATACCATAATCACCTAATGTTTTAGGGGTTAATTTAATTAATCCTGATGTTGTGTATCCTGTGTATGTTATTCCTTGTATACTAAAAGTGTTAGCTGCATCTAAAGTGGGTTCTTGAATGAAAGTTGTTCCACCAGAAATAGAAGCGAACTGTTCATCAAACTTTGTAGTGTTGATTTTTGTGTCTGCCAAATATATTACTTCATTAAATTCTAAAAGTGCATCAGGAGCCCCAATAAATCTCATTATATATTCTAAAGATTTTCTAGTCCCCTTTGTTTTAAACATATACGCCGAATTTAAAATTACATTTCTGTAGTATTGATAGTTAAGTTCTGTTGGTGTTGGTGTTTCTGATTGACCAGCATATATTTGTTGGGGATTTGGATTGAAAACTGAATCGATAAAATTGTCTGTAGTAATAGGTGAGATGTTGGGATTAATACCTAATGTTTGAGCTAAATTAGATAATAGTTGTGAAGGTATATCATTTCCAACTTGATAATTTACAGAGTTCATGTGAGCCAATGCGTCTATAAACTTTTTAACTTCATCAAATTCTCTACCGTAAATTTGTAATACTTTTTCAATTTTTTGGTCGGGGGTATCAAATTCTTTAATCGAGCCCGTTACTAAAAATCTACTTATCAGGTTAGTTTTATACTCATCTAAAATTGCGGATATTCTCTGTAAATCATTTAGATATTTGTCAAATGTTTGTCCATTTATTTCTAAATTCCAAAAACCTGAAAGTGGCCAAACTATTTTTTCAGTATAAATTGTTTTTTTACCATTAGACCCATAATCAGGATATACAAAAGTTGACATGTATTTTGGGGTAGTATTTCTATTCAATAAAAACTTTTCTACCTCATCTAACTCTTCGTCAAATATTTGTTGTGTTAATTCGTTTGATGGTTTCAATATTAAAGGTCCTCCATAAAAAGTTTGACCACTAAATGGATTACCCTGTACAACAATATCAATTGTTTTTGCACTTAATGAAGATGCCGCGACAAAGTCTGTTAAAAGATATTCAACTTGTAGGTCTTCAAAATACAAAGAATATTTTTCATAATATTCAATAAGTGCACGATATCGACTTATTGGAAATGGTTGTACTTCAATATTTCTTTTAGCGTTTACGGTATAGTCAATTTGAAATGGGTTTCTAAATAAGACACAGTCTAACGTCATACTTGTCTCGTCATTTTTTGCATCATATGAAATATTGAACGCAGTTGGTCCTGAATATAAATTCGAAACAGGTGTGTTATATATTTCTATACCCGCAGGAAAGTTGTTGAGTATTCTAATTGCGGAAGCTGACATTCTTTTTGCTAATGAACCATACAGCGAAAAACTTGTGATTTCAGACAAGTCAAAATTTGGATATACTTTGAAATTTTTCTCTACAATTTTTTTTGCCTGTTGTATATCATCGATTTTTAAATTTTCTAAGGTGTATGCGTCCGAGAAAATTCCAGTATCGAAAGTTCTATTATCCTTTTCGTATATTGCTGTTGTAAATTGAAAATTACCTTGCGTAAGTCCTCCACCGTCAACTATCTGAAAGCCAACTAAGTTATCTGAAAAGGTTTTAACGCCACCAGGAGGAAAAAAAATCTTATTAGCCATTAAGTTATAATGTTTGTAAAGTTTTTACTAAAGTCTATATTATTACCTCTATCTTGTCGTACTTCATAAAGAAGTTCATTAAAGTTGTCTCTAACCTCAAATAGATTGTATTGTTTATAAATGTTACCTGCACTATCATATAAAGTATAGATACCATCCTCAATACTTTTAGTTTGATTTCCATAAAGAGCAATTGCAATAGTATCCAAGTCGTAGTCAGCCATTTGAATGTCTATTGTGATTGGGTTAAAAAAAGTATTTGTTATAATTATACTTTGGTTTGGTTGACCAATAAACGGTGTTGATGATGGTTTGTTTGTTGGTGAAGATGAAGGTGATAATGTACAAAATATTAAGTCAGCACCACCGTCAACATATCTATATCTTATATTTTTTTGAGATGAATTAACCTGTTCTGTAACTACGGGTTCACAGAAAAATGAAGAGGTAATTATTCTATAAAAATTAGGTATTTTAGTTCCGTCTTGATTTAAGTATTCAACTCTATACCCAACTAATCCTTGATTTGTAAATCTACTTCTAAATTGTGCGGGAACTTGATTTATATCTATTATAATTCCCTTAACATTTGGTAAAGCAGATAAAACTCCACAGTCTGAAATTGTGGTTCTTATTTCCGCGGGTCTTATATAAACAGTATATATTCCTTTTTTATTAAATTCAGTTGCCGGTAACTTGAGGTTATATAACCCCCCTAATAGTTCAACGTTTGCATTACCACCGGTATCTGAATTGTGGAAGTAAGGTGTAAGAATACTTTGTGAGTTTAATTTTTTTAATAAAAAATTATCTGTCACGTCTCTCGATGCGGTGTAATGTAAAATAATATCAACATCATCAGGAGATACATCAGCGGGTCTTACAATTCCATATGTGCCAAGTGCCATTTTTTTATTTTATAAATAGTTTATTTAGTTTTTTATGCTCTATTAATTTTGAAGAAACCGTAACCGTACCTCTCCATATCCCCAATGTTATCTACCTCCCCAAGTCTTTGAAGTTGTTCAAACGCCGTGTATTTTCCCCTTTCTATAAAAACATCTGACTGCACTTCAGGTGCCATTACAAAATCCAAAAGGTATTCATTTTTTGTAATTGCTGACGCAACTATGTCGTTTGCAGTAATACCACTACTATTAACAACATAGAAAGTTTTTCCATTAGATAAATCGTAATAGTCAATATTATTTATTGTGTACCCTGTGAAGTCAGGAGTGATTGTATTTATTTGACCAAAAACCTGATTGTTTTTTGAAAAAACATATCCAACAGTATAAGGGTTTGGTCCATATCTTTTAAGGTCTAACAATCTTGATGTGGTATATCCTGAAACAACAAAAGGTACCGTAGTCCAATTGCTTGACTGTTGGTATTGTACACTTATGTCTGAATCTAAATCATAAATGTAATTATAGGATAATGGAGTATTGGCCCAACTACCTTGTTGTGGTGTAAAAACAATATTCCCACTTGGATTTGGTACATTTGCCAATTGGTAAGGTATTGTAACAGGTTTTTGAATTACTGTAACTCCCCAAGGATTTGACCCCGAAAGAGTTATCGTAAAGTTTCCAGTATTAATGTAATTATGATTTATAGTTGTAGAAGTTAAACTATCAATTGGTGAACCATCTCCCCAATCTACACTGTATGTTGTGAAATCTAAATAACTTACTGTAAAGTCACCTGAAGTGTTATATAATGTAATTAAGTTAGTATTGTTAATGTTTGTTCCTGAAAACAAAAAGTTTGTAACAATATCTTTTTGATACATCAATCCATCAAACTCAGAATAAAACCCAATGTCATTATAAGTTTGATTAAATAATATTGGTATTGTAAGACCTGTTAATAGTGAGGAACCATTTGTACCTCCACTTAAAATGTAAGATAGACCAGAGTATGTTATTACTGTTTGTGTATTTGCAGTATATGGTGTACTCGGTGTAATACATTCGTTTTCACCTAAAGCGTAAATTGTACTTGCCGTATATACGGTAGTTAACAAATCTGATGACAGATTTTCAGGAGAAACAACTATACTATATTTTTCAGCTTCCATTATGGATTAACATATTCATACCACATTATGGCTTCAGTGGCCAAAGGTCCTTCCCCTTTTCTTGTAAGTGCAGGACTTTCTTTATAAACTTTATATTCGTAATTGTTATAATCAAAATCTACTTTGTAATAAAAAAACAACTCTTTATCAAAATTGTACGCACCTCCACCAACAAAACTTGATTGAGGTTCATTCATCATTCTTACAAACTGACCTTTTTTTGCGTTAAAAAACTTACAGGTCATGTAAAAAGTAGTCTGATTTATATAACTAGTATTCTTTAACCAATAATAAAAGAAACCTTCTTTATCTGCTCCTACATAGTCTAAAACGTATTTAGGTTTTTTAACTTGCACTGTTGTTGGGTTAAGTGCCGGTCCAATTGTTCCAGGTTCTTTTAATCCTTGTTGAGTTGGTAATATTACACTAAAAAGAATTTTTTGATTTTCATTAATTTTTGTATCATAAAAATCCAATTTGAAAAATGAACCTTTAAAAGAATTAGAAAAATAATATATTTCAGAATTTGTAAATGTTGCGTATTCATAGTCGTCCAACCAATCAGTTGAGCTTGGTGGGTTTGTAATAAAATCTGTTGGTGATTGTGGATTAAAAAAATTAAACTGGTAATAAATTTCTGTTTTATCGGGATTATTGTCCCAAGGTGCGTGAGCAAATCTTGTGATTTCAAAATCATCAACTCCATTAATTATATCTTGTATAATTTCATTTTCAAAACTTTCAACCCCTTGGTCTCTACCTTCCATGTCGAATTTGATTTCAATAGGAATATTGATTTCTTGGTCATTAACATTCAAAGTAAATCTATAATGGTTACTCACAGTTATCGTTTGTTAAATTGTTTATCAAAGTAGTATTAACTTTTGTTGTTCTTTGAATTGGTTTTTGAAGTAATAATATATCTTGGAATGGGTAGTGAGAACCATTTATAAATGGGTAGTCCAACCCTAATCCGTCACCATCAATATATCCATAAGTGTATAGGTCTTTCCAAAAAAATGTATTTTCATATGTTGAAAACCAAGCGTAGTTTGGGATATTATCTACATCTTCGGGATTACCAAACTCTAAATAATCACTAAATACTCTAATTTTTATAGAGTGGTGTGGTTCATATACATATCCACTTGGATAATTTGGAGTCGCTGTATCATAAAAGTATGAATTGTTAAATGAATATTTGTGATACATTTTAGAAATAACATATTCCTGTTGTTCAATATTGTTGTATTCGCAAAAGTCACCCTTTATTATATCACCATCTTTTAAAAAGTCATTAAAGTAAAAAAATTGTCCGCTACCCGATGGAAATTCATAGTTACCCAAAGGGATGGAATCTTTATTGTTGGTCGAAGAATGGTCCCACCATGTATCAATAGAATTTTCTAAAAAGTTGAACCCCCATCCGATATCGATTGCGGTTTGTTGGTTAAATTGGTTTATTGATGGGGGATTAAACCAACCCATATAACCTCTTTGTATCATTGTAAAAAACAATTCAGTTATTGGTTTACCGTTATTATCTTTAAACCCTGATATTGATATATCTTTATTGATTGTGTATGAAAAAGTTTTAGAACCTTCTTTCATCGACACTCTTTGAACTTTATTTGGTGTAAGTGCAGAATATTCTAATTTTGTTTTGGTGCTAAATGGATTGTTTTCAAAACCAGCTTGTGATATGTTACAATCAGATATATTAGTTATGATTTTGTGTAGTCTAATGTAGTACAATGATTTTGATTCCGAAACATTACTTATATTAACAATTCTTTTGAAAGTACCCATAGTACCTGTTGTTGTCTGCGCCGATGGAAACTTCAAATCATAAATTGCAAAAACATTATCTTCTGTTCCATAATTTCCATCACCCAAAAGATAAACTTGAAAAATTGTTTTACCCCCAAGTCCTGTTGGGTTTGATGGGATATTTAATTCGACGTAATCGCCAACACTCAAATTGTGAATTGTTCCACAATAAAAATATACCAAGTTTTTCCCATTAAAAGAATTTGTGTCAATAACAAATGGTATACCGTCACCCGCTATGAAATTGTTAGTTACATTGTATGTTTCATTTGTAGATGACATCAATTGTTGTGTATCACTACTGAAAGGGTAAGACACATAACAAGACCAGTTATATGTTGTTGAACTTTTTGGTACAAATGGTACATGACCTGTTATACCTGAAGTTCTCAAAACTATAAATTCATCAAACTGTGGGTAACCTTCCCAAGCAACATTAGGGTTTGGTGGTATATTTGAAGTCGCGTTTGCGATTGCATTTGTGTAATATAGTGAATTTCTATATGGAACATAAGTCGTTTTACCACTTACGGAATTTTGAAATATATTTGTAATTTTACCTGAAATTCTAAAAACATCACTATTTTGTCTTTCTTGGTTGAATTGTTCCTCTAAGTTGATAGTTCTTGTTCTGTCACCCTCAACCATAGTTCTTCTGTCTCCGATTAAAGGAGCTTGAATCCAAACGTCTTTGTCCGTGTTAGACGCAAACCTTTTAGAACCTAAAACAATTAATATTTCATCACTATTAGACATCTTGGTTCAAAATATATTTTTTGATATAAGTGTTTATTGAAGTTTTGCCGACATTTAATCCAAAATAAAAATGGTAAGGGGCACCAACTAAGAATGATATGGACTGTCCTTGTGGGAACGCTTCATCAGTCGCACCTGCGGGTGTTGAATTATAAATGTAACCTCTTTTACCTGTATTTAAATTATTAAAATATTGTGAAAATGGTGCCTGACTGAAACTTAGTGCTTGGTATTTTTGTTTATAAAAACCAGTTCCAATTAGATTAGTATTCCAATTATTAGTATCTGAACCAAAAATTGTAGGGACTTGTTGTTGGTTTAGTTGCCATTGATAAAATGGTACTTCTTGGGTTTTTGGAAACCCATAAAAATTAGTTAGTTGTGGTGTAAATGTTGTAATACCAGGACTAACAACTATTCTATTTTCTGTTGATGATGTAAAAAATACACCTAAAGTTGCGGGACCTGATGTTGATATGTATACATCACCAGTCCCATCGTACTCATCTTCACTAAACCCTGCAACTCCAAATTCAGAATTTATACTAAAGAGTTGTGTTATATCTCCGTCTAACCTGTCACCAGTTCTTGAAAACATTTTATTTATTGATGCGTCTCCTAATCCAACTAACTGACTTAAAAAATTTGTATTTATTAATCTTGAAATAATAAACAACTGAAGTAAGTCCGATGTGTCTTGATAAGATGTGGATTTAATTAAATCAATAATATATCCTTGAAACTGTGGGTTTGCACAAATTTGTTGGGTAAACTCGTCACGGGGACCTAAGTCCATTATTGTAGTTGGGAACATAATATTTCTATCATTAACCGCATCAAAATTAACAGGTTGTATTGTTGGATTTGTAAACGTTCCTTGTTGTGGTATTTGACCAACAAAATCGGTTCCGTTGTAAGGGGTTGCTCTGTAAAAAAATGAATTTGTTGAACCTGATGTGTAAAATATAGGTCCTTGTCCTGGTCTTGTGGTTGAGTCATATGTACCACAAAACTTATATTTTTTTGGTTGTCCTATTATAGAAAAGGTAGTTTGTTTTTTGAATGAGTACATGTACAACGAACCATTAACCCAATTGTTTTGAAATACATGAGAAAAAATTCCTCTACACGCCCCAAACATCATTCTAAATCTTGATTTCCATTCTGAAAAATTTTGTAAATCTTTTACAATAGAAACTAAATAAGGTTTTTGTATAAACTGATAACAACCTGATTTTACTCTAACAGGATTTTCATTATCAGGACAAGGTGTTTCAACAGTAAAACTATTTGTTACAGGGTCTACTTCATAACATTTTAAAGGTACCATACCCGCACAATCAAATGTTGACAATACACTACTCGCTTGTGTTGGGGGTCCATCAGGACTTAAATCTTGAGCATTATTTGTGGTGTCAGTAGGTTGCATCGCAAAAGTAGAAAGAGGTCCCGATGTGTTTAGTACGTAAATACCAAAATTATCGTTTTGATGTAATAAGTGCGATATACCTCCAAATACTTGTGTTTTATCAGAAGTTGGTAATCTATCTGACCTCATTACTAATTTAGGATTTGGACCTGAGATTGATACCGATAATGATGAGTTTGTTACGTGATAAGCTGGTGAGTAATTTCTACCGTTGTAACTACTTAATGAATTTACATTAATATTTGGTTGTAAACTTTGAGCCATAAGAGAACCACCTTCAACATTGCCTTGATATGTTGTACCATAAAATCTTAGTGTTTGTGTACTGTCTCCATTATCATTTACAACACCACCATTAGTATATTGTCCAATACCTAAACCGCCCGCTGAAGTATATCCAATACCTCTCGATTTATCCATGGACGAATAAAGCCTTATCGTCGTTGACGTTACCGCACTAAACAGTGAGTTATCAACTTGAAAATTGTAAGGTTGGTGATAAAGTTTAGACGTACTATATGAAACCATATGTGACTCTGGTGACTTTGCATTAGTAACAAAAGTTGGGTTATTTGAGTTAGGTTGGACCGGCACATTCAAGTTAAAATTACCGTTTACTTTTATTGAACCGTTAAATGATGGGTGACCAAAAAGTTTGGATAAATCGTATGTAATATTCTGTGGGTCACTATACATATCAACACCTCTTACTAAAAATATAATTTCTAAATTTTTCCAAGTTTCACCAATTAGTGTTAATGGGTTTATTAGTTCTGTTCTATTAGTACCGTTATTGTTAGCGTCTTCATAATAAATTAATTGGCGTTTATTTAAAAAATATTTTCTTAATAAACTTGAGGTATCTCCGTGGTTTGCAGGATTTGGGACTTGTGATATTTTAGTACCTAACGCCAGTAAATCCGCCTGATAAGTAGTCATACCTGTAATAACTTGAAAGTACTCCATACCTGTTTTAAATTCGTACTGCTTTTCTGAGTTTGTACCTGATAATGCCACCGAAACTGTTTGGATGTTTCCATTAGTTGGATTCGCAAAAGTTATATTTGTTTGTGTAAGTGCGGTTGTACTAGTTCCAGTAATTGAGTTGGACCCGAACTGATTTGAGTTGGTCAAACCTGAAATATTTATGTCTGTAATATTAGTTGGGTCATTAAATGTTACTATTGACCCAGATGATAATTGTGACGACACTCCTTGGTCAACCAACAAAATTAACATGTTATCAAAAATAGGGGCACTTCCATTAATTGTTGTTTGAATTATATTAGGGGCAGTTGAATCAAAGTATCTTTCTTTTAAGTTAGCCAAATTCAAGGATTGTGAATAAGGGACATCTCTTTGAACTTTGAATCTATTACTAGAATAAACATTTACTATCGGCATTCCTATTTCAGGGGCGGTTGGGTATCCGGCTATACCATATCTTATACCAAAACTATCTGCTTGATATTTTTGATTCCTTTTTTGTTCATTACCACTGTAATCTTCAGGATTTAAAAAACAAAAATATGTTGGCCCAACAGGTGCGGGATTAGTATATCCGCCTTGTTCTATTTGGTCTCCATTATTGTCGTAATTACAATTATTCACATTTACCGCATTTCCATAAAAATCATTGGAATTGATGTCGGCCAATTGTGAACCACTACTTCTTGAATTTACGGTATATTTACCAATTTTAGTACTTTGGGTTCCACCACCACCAAATATACCACCTTGTATTTCTTCTGTCTCAATGTCAGGTATATCACAAGGACAAGCTTCACAGTCTGGATATGACATCATAGGTAAAGTCAAACCTTTAAAGTTAAACTTGGTTAACATCGGTGATACTTTAATTGCAAATAACACAGCTGCTGCTGCAAAAATTAATGCGACTGCGGCGTATAATACTATTAGACCAACAGCCGGAAATGCCACTGCCGCCGCAATACCATATTGAATCGCAAAGTATAATAACAAACCAGGGAAAACTATAGCTATAACCCATTTTAATATTGGCCAAACAAGTGATAATAAGTGAAGAACAGGTATAAGTGCAACAAATATTGGACTAAAAATTGTAACAAGTAAATTAAATAAGAAAAATATAAAATCGAAATTTCTAACACCATCGTTAACCGGAAATCTGTTTGTGGTTGTGGTACATCTTCTATCTGTTATTTCTTTTATGCCTAAATGTCTACTTCTATTAAACCCCCACTTCCATCTGTCTATAAAGTTTGCAATTGTATAAACTTTATTATAATTCATTTCATAAAAACGGTCTTCACAATTAATCGCCTCTTGTATCATCTGTTGACCTATTGATGTTGTAGAATCACCATAATCATCCCAATCCAAACTGAACGCATATGATTTAAGTTGCGCTGCTGACCCTGTCGGTGGATTTATACCTGTCCACCCCCACTCTTTTATGTTGGGAACTAAATAGTCAGCCCTTAAAATATCATTATTTAAACCATTTTCATTTTGGTACTGTATTCTAAATCTATATTTACCCTTTGTTGGAATACCAACCGCAGGGTCATTTGACAAAATTTGTTCTCCAAATTCATTAGTGGTAACAAAATCTAAATTCATTGGTACTTCCACCAACCATGTACCATTATCATCAATTACTTTACCTCCTTCAGGAAGTGAAAATTGTTCTAATATTGGTCTACCATTAACATCATAATTAATTGTTTGTCTAAGTGCCAATATTGTTCCTCCGGCAGTTACTAAGTCACAAAGATTTCCTGAATCTTTTTTTGGTTTACAATTTGTTTTAAGAAAATCTTCTTCAGCTGTTGAAAATATTGACCCCATAAATATTGCATGAGGTTTAATATCTATACCAAAATCTCTTAAATCAAAATCCGCTCTTGTTATACCGATGTTACATAAATCAGTTTCACCCCAAAATGAAGTAACATCTATATTGTTTTTAATATTTACTAACTGCGGTAAAGACCCCAAATCTGTTGACGATTTAAATTGGTCCCCATTAAATTGTTCGGGACCTGCAAGTCCTGCCCTTATGAAATCTGATGGTCTGAGTGAGAAACACCCAATGTTAGATAAATCAACGTCTAAAACTAATGTTTGTATACCGAGAGGTGCTCCTACAATCATAAAGTCACCACTTTCATTTGTTTTTACTGTAAACTTGAAGTATTTTTCATAAACTTCCAATACTTCAGTTCTTTTAAGTACATCTTCTCTATCAGGAAAAGTTCCTGTGGGTACATGTCCATCGTATTCTTTTCTATAAGGAAGAAGATTGTATCTATAACCGTCTTCGTTTTTTTCATCTACATTTTTATAAGGATATAGGGTTGAAATTACGGGGTCATTTTCATCTATTTCATCTAAAGGTACAAATATTGAAACATTAGCGTTCGGAACTCCGTACCCTCCGTTGACAATGACTCGTCCGGCAACTACACCATAGTCGGCACAAAAACGTGTATATACATCTTCTTGTCTTAGTTTTAAAGACAAAATTTCTAAAAAATCAAAATCTTGGTTTATGTCGACTCTGACGTTTCGGTCTGTTCCTATGGAGGTTCTTATTCTATAGCTTTTGCTCATCTACCTTTTGAAAATAAATAGTTATGTTACTTATTTTCTATATTAACACAGTTCAACTAAAAATAAATAAAGTTAGATGAAGTCTACTGTTTTTAAGTTCTTAACTCGAACTTTTATGTCTTTATTATTAAATCTGATTTGATAGATTTGCGTTGGTTCCGCGAATATTGTGTCATCAATTAATTGTATTTCTTTTGTTGCTGTATCAACGTATCTTTGTGAAGTTTCAGATGTCGAATATAAACCTCCTGCCTTATTGTATACTTTTAAATCGGATAAAGTTGTAACTCCAGCAGTATTTTGAATTAATCTTCTTACGTCTGAAATATTAACATTTTGTCCTAACTCTCTATTCTCAGGAGACATATAGTTTGAAACTTCATTTATAATTTGAGTGATAACTTGACCTTGGCTTCTATCAGACTCTAAAACAACAAATATATCAAACTCCAAATCAATTACTTTTGCCACATCGATAGAAATATAGTCATTAATCATTCTGTATTTTGACAAGTAAGTTGCCAAATTACTTTTTAGATTATTAGATACGACTTGTGTTAATTTACCACTATCGTCGTAAGATAGTATTTGGATTGTTATTTTGTTATTGTTTTCTGTGATTGCAACTTTTGCAGGTGCACCAAACCTACCTGGCATCGTATCAATAATTGATTTATAATCATTAATAGTTACGGCTCTTTTTTGTGCGGCAAAATTGAAACTTACCATGTTTCTAACTTCTTCAGTTGACGGTGGATTTGAACCTCCAATTGCAGCAGTAACATTATTACTTTTTAATGAATTAACCACATTAGCATTAATTGTTGCCGATGGTCCGTTTACCGCAAAATCTATAGTACCTACTTGATTTATTACACCAACCCCTACGTTTGAAGCAAGTCCACCACCTATTCTATATTGTACAAAAATTGTTGTGTTTGGTTGTACAGTTAATCCTAAACCAATATTGTTTTGATAATTTGCCAAATCAAGTCTAATACCATCTCTTGCAAATTTTTCAAGTTGTTGGTTAGGTGTCGTGGTTCCTCCCCCAAATTGCAGCTTCATAAAACCTTCGGGTGTGTATTCAGTTACAAATCTATTGTCAGTTTTAATATACGTACCAACTTTAACCCCTGCGTTGTCTGTAGGTTTGGTTGTGTCTTCTATGAATACGGTGTCTTCTGCTAATGCGTCAACCTCATACCACTTATTTGTTGAAGTGACAAAGTCTTGGTAACCCGGTACGTTAGGATAACTTGTACCATCTTTTTGAATAACTGCAGAAACACCTAATACATTTCTTTCGGGTAGAAAAAAGTTAAAAAACGGTACAACATCGGTGGGATTTATTACCCTTTTAAATACTTTAGTTGTTCCATTAACAACTACTTCTCTTTTTGTAATAATGTAGTTTATAATTTTATTATTAGCGTCAAATGTTGGTATTTTAGTTCTATTAACAAAACCTTCCTGATTATATTGTGTTGAGAAATCAATATCATATACAGTTTCAAATGTGGTTCCTCCTCCATTGAACTGCGAACCTGCCCTTAAAATACCTAAATACCTATAGTCTTCACTATCTCCAAGTGGTGGGACAGTAATAGAAAAATCAACTACAGCGACAGATGGTCTAAATCCAGGTATTTTTAATCCATAAGTTCTTGCAATATTAAAAATTGAAGACCGTTGTTGTGCATATTGTAATACTGTTTCTTGAATACTTCTATCCATATGAAAATGTAAGTTGTCCGCAACGGCAGCGTTCAAATCCATTAAAACTGAAAATATCGAGGCATCATTAAAGTTTTGTACTAAATCGGGGTAATATTGTTTTGTATAATCAATTAATCCCTGTCTAATCGATTCAAAATCTCTAGAAGTGTAATTTATTTTATTATTAGCCATGTTATATATTAATTATTACAAAGTTTCTACTTCCAAATGCAGATGACTCATCTATGTATTCTATTTTTATTTTTGCAGTATAATCTGCGGTATTTGGGCCAGGTATTCTAATTATATCATATTGAGCACTTTCTTTATCTGTAAGTGTTTCACCCTTCTCAAGTAGTTCAAAAAACTCACCTGTACTAACAAAATCTTTAGGATTATAAGCAAGTCTTGGTCTAGGTTCTTGAGCGTCAGTAACTTCAGTGTATGGTATTATTGATATATTAGTAATGGTAAGATTTGGTATGTAAATTCTTACTTGTTCGTAAATTTCATCTTTCATCGCATTAAACGTTTGAGCGTCCAATGGTTCAAAAATAAATTCATATAGTCTTGTTCCAAAATCCGGTAAATAATATCTTGTTCCTCTTCTTGTCAACAATAAATGTAGTAAGTTACTTTTTATTTCGTCGTCAGTATTTTCTGTTGCCCTTACATAACTACCGACAGGACTTTTTAAAAAAGGAAAATGTAAACCATATGTAATTCCGTTTGCCATATTACATAAATATAGTGTCGTGATATTTTCAATAAATAGTTATTAAATAAAAAATCCCAACGTTATGTTGGGATTATTAGATTTAAGATGAACATCCAAAACACTCAAACTCAGAGTCCGCGGGTCTTGTTGGTAAAACACCTTCTTTTAATATTCTGTCAGGTGGTGGAGGTGGAGTTTGTTTTTTTGTCATATCTAATGCCAAATGTTTTGCTCCTGTTGATATTGCCTTTGTTCTAACATAGTAACACAACGTTTTGAGACCGCTTTCCCAACCATGGAAATGTGATGAAGTAATTTTAGACAACGTTGGGTTTGACATGTAAATATTCATAGACTGTGATTGGTCGATAAATGGCGCTCGTTCCGCCGCCATATCAATAAGTTGTTTTTGTGAAATTTCCCAAATTGTTTTGTACTTAGGTATTAAGTGTTCAATTCGTTTAACTTTCTTATTGTAATTTTTATCCTCGGTATCCAAATAATTATTGAAATTAATATTTTGAATAGAACCTTCATTCATTATAATTTCATTTTTTAAATCTTCTGACCAAATACCGATTTTTTCAAAGTCGTTTATAAGATACTTGTTTACAATCATAATCTCACCACCAACAACCCTTCTATTAAATAGTGCGGAATGTGCGGGTTCAGTCATTTCAAATGAACCTGTAATTTTAGCAGAAGACGCAACAGGCATTTGAGCGGTAAATAAAGAATTACATACTCCGTACTTTCCTACATTTTCTTTCAATGTTTTCCAATCCCACATTCCTGATAAATTATCTTCTTTGAACCCCCACATGTCGTATTGAAATACTCCTTTTGACATTGGCGACCCATTAAAAAATTCATACGGTTTGTATTTACCCTCAATACAAAGTTGGTTACTTTCATAAATTGCAGCGTAATAAATTGTTTCAAAAATTTCTTTGTTTAATTTTTTTGCTTCTTCTGATGTGAAGATATAATCCATTAAATAAAATACATCCGCTAATCCTTGAGTGCCAATTGCAATCGCTCTTTGTTCAAGACCTCCTTTCAACCCTTTTTTGGTTGAGTAGTTGTTAACATCTACAACTTTATTTAAAGCTCTAACAACTTTTTTTACCTCGTTAAATAATTTTTCAAAATCAAATTTATTTCCATTAACAAAGTTTTTTAAAACCATTGACGATAATGTACAAATAGCCGTTGTGTTTTCATCTGTATATTGATAGATTTCATTACAAAGGTTTGATTGTTTAATAACTCCAATATTTTGATGATTAGTTTTTTTATTTGCACTGTCCTTTGAACACAAGTAAGGTACTCCTGTTTCTATTTGAGACTCTATAATTTTAGTCCAAATACTTTGAGCTGAAACTTTTTTACCTAAACCTAACTGAACTGCGTTTTTATAGACCTCTTCGTACTCATCACCATAACATTCTTGTAATGGTTTTAAACCTGCTCTTTTGATGTCGTTAGGACAAAACAAATACCAATCATCATTATTTTTGACTGCCCTCATAAAATTATCAGGTATCCAAAGAGCAGTAAATAAATCACGAGCTCTCAATTCTTCTGCACCTGTATTCTTTTTGATATCAAGTAAATCAAAAATATCTTTGTGCCATGGTTCCAAATAAATCGCAGCAGAACCGGGTCTTCTTCCTTGTTGATTAAAAAATCTTAATGACTCATTAACAATTTTAAGATATTTTAATAATCCACCAGCAAATCCACCTGAAGTTGAAATTCTACTTTCTTTACTTCTAATGTTAGACATCGATAAACCAATTCCAGCAGCATCAGAAGAAAAAGTAGATATATCATTTAAAGTCCCCAACAAACCTTGTTTTGAATCGGAATCATTGTAGTGTAAAACACAAGATGCCAATTGAGGAACTTTTGTTCCTGAATTAATCATTATAGGTGTTGCCTTTGAAATTAATTGACTGGATAGTGACTTGTAGTATTCGACCGCATCCTCGAAAGTCTCTGTAACCCAAATCGCAACTCTCATATACATGTGTTGTGGTCTTTCAATTACTTTACCGTTTGGTTTTTTTAACAAATACATTTCTTGTAGTGACCTCCAAGCAAAATAATCAAAATTGTAATCGTTATCGTGATTGATTACTGCATCTATTAAATTTTCACCATACCTATCAATTTTTTCAATTAAACATTCGTGGATTATACCGTCTGAATATAATTCTTTCATAGTTTGTGAAAAACTATCAAGCGTTTCTTTGTGATATGATGATATGGCCACTGACGACGCCAATCTAGAATAATCATGGTGACTACCTGTGTATGCGGCAGCTATTTCATAGATTAACTTATCCAATTCTTTTGTTGTTACTTCCCCCTCAGTCGGAACTGAAGTAATAACTTTGATGAAAATTTCATCTGAATTTACGTTTAGACCTTTCGCAGCTCTTTTAACTCTTTGATAAATTTTTTGTGGATTAAAGGCGGCATTCTCATCACCTCTTTTAATAATTTTTAATGACATAATTTATAATTTAGAAATCTTCTGTGAATGTTATAGTTTCGTTTAATTTCGCTTTTTGGTATTCCATTGTTCTTGATTCAAAGAAATTTCCTTTTGTTTCAACTGCAATTTGTTCCATAAACTTGAATGGTTGTTCAACATTAAATTCTTTACTACAACCCATTTTCACTAACAAACCATCAACAACAAACTCTAAGTATTGTTTCATTAAATTTGAGTTCATACCAATTAATGATACTGGAAGTGATTCGGTGATAAATTCTTTTTCAATTTCTAATGCTGAAAGTAAAATTTCTTTAATTCTTTTTTCTGATGGTCTTTCTTCTAAGTGGTTATTTAATAAATGAATTGCAAAATCACAATGTAAGTTTTCATCTTTAAAGATAAGTGAATTAGCGTTACATAATCCTTGCATAATTCCTCTTGATTTCATCCAAAAAATAGAACAAAAAGAACCTGAAAAGAAAATACCTTCAACGGCAGCAAACGCAACTAATCTTTCCGCAAATGATGCCTTTTCAATCCATTCTAACGCCCATTTAGCTTTCTTTTGAACGGCCGGTAATCTATCAATTGCATTGAAACATTCGTCCTTTTCTTTATCATTTGAGATATACGTATCAATCAATAATGAATACATTAATGAGTGAATGTTTTCCATAGCCAATTGAAACCCATAGAAAAATTTAGCCTCGGGATATTGAACTTCACGATAAAAGTTTTCAGCCAAGTTTTCATTCACAATACCATCTGAAGCCGCGAAAAACGACAACACATTCTTGATAAAGAATTTTTCATTATCTGTTAAATTTTCCCAATCTCTGATATCGTTGGTTAAATCGACTTCTTCTGCGGTCCAAAACGCAGCTTGGTGTTGTTTGTAGTATTCCCAAATGTCGTTATGTTCGATTGGGAAGATGACAAACCTACCAGGATTTTCTGTTAATAATTTTTCCATAATTTTAATTAATTTAAGATTGTTGTTCTTTTTGCTTTTTCTTTTCTAAAAGCTCTTTGATTCTATTTTTATTTCTTTCTTCTTTTTGTTCTTCCAAACCTAAGAAAGTCATACTTTGTTCTGTGTCTATTTCTAACATTCCGTTGTCAAATTTACAGTTTTCAAAAACAACTCCGTCTTTACCAATTCTTGATTTGGTAATGGCGATTGTTGCCAAATTCATTTCTTTCTGTTGTAGACTCTTAGCTACCGTAATGATTACGTGACCAACTTGAGCCTTTTTAATTGACCCACCCATTTGGTCTGTTGTAACCACTTCTGACGAAATCGAATTACGATTTCCTTGTGTTGCTGTCCAACCTGCGATGTCCAACTCATGACACATTGATTCAAACCCTCTCATTACTGAACCCTCACTTTTCCATTCATCACCCATCATTTTGTCAGGAACAACACAGTCAATATAATCTAAAATAATCATATCAATTCTAATTCCTTCAGCCATCATCTTTCTAACTTGATTTTTGATTTGATTCATAGTTACGGTGTCGGATGGAAGTTTTTTTATAATCAACTTATTTTTCATAGTTTCCTTAATGTGTTTTACCTTTGCCATAACTTCATCTTTATTTTCAGACATGTCATCAGGGTGGATTCCCGTCCAAAGTGTATAATGTTTTCTTTGGATAATTTTTGGGTTGTCTTCGAAAAATATTTGAAGAACATTATATCCCAAGTTAAATGCGTGATTAGCAATTTTAGTAGTAAAAGTTGACTTACCTACACCTGTGGGTGCTAAGATAACACCAATCTCACCCTTGGCTAAACCACCTTTCAATAGGTTGTCAATACCAGCCACTCCAATTGGAATTGGGTGTCTGTAATCGTCGTTTAAAACTTCGTCTAAGTTAAAAAATACATCGGTCGTTCCTTTATCAACCTCACCAACTTGTAAAGCCCCTCTAACCATTTCTTCTAAGTGGTCATAACTTTCAAAGTCACCCTTATCAATAATTGATTGGGCTTTAGTCATAACCTTCTGTAATTCTTGTTGTTTACAAAATTTTAATGATTTTTCTTGAACGAAAGAAGAACCTTCATCAGAAACATTTTTTACTTGTTCAAGAGTATCTAAAATACTTTTTTGAGCCATCGGTGAAGAAATTTCTGATTTTGTAAGTTGTTCTAACGTATCAAAAGTTGGTGTGTGCTCATATTTTGAATAGTACTCTTTTACCATTTGGCAAATGATTCGAAAATACTGATTATCGAAATAATGAGGGTCGATTACTTCTAATATTGAATTAGAAAAATCTTTATAAAGAATGATATTATTAAGTAGTTGAATTTGAAATGTATTACCGAGATATCCAAAGTTTTTTTTGTCTGACATGTGATTTAATTTATGTGATTTTTCAATAAATACTATTAGACTAAGGAATAATTTAGGTAGTTATGAGATAATTTTTTTGATGAAAAAATGTCAGTCAACTCCTTTAGTATTGTTTTTATGGATGGCCTAACGTCTAGGGTATATCTTACCTTTGGTGGGTACAATTTAGCATCTATAATACTATGACAAATTGTCTCATTTCCAACCTTTAAAATAATGTTAAATATTTCAGGCCCATCGGTATTTGAAGTGTTTAAAACTGTTTGGTCTTCTTCTATTTGGTATCTATTTTCCAACATATAGAATACTGACTTGTTTCTAAGTTTGGTTTCTAATTCTGTTCTTAAACTTTTAATGTAATTCATTAACTCAACACTACCTTTAGCGTTTGTGTTAAATCCTTTTACATTAAAAAACCTTTGTACTACGAAATTATTGTTCAAAGTAATTAAAAACTCAACTTTAGTTATGTCATTTGAATCTTTCATAATTTTTTTAATTTTTTCTTTTAAATTTTGTTTTTTCTTTTCTTGTTAACTTTAAAAATGGTTTTAAAAAATAAATCCAATTATCATCTGTTTTTGGTAGATACTTAAATAACCCGTCTTCCATCATCATGCGTATTAGGTTTTTGTATCCTCTACCATCAGGGTCCAATGATTCTAAATAATATACCTCAACTAAATCTTTACCTTCTTGATTTATTAGTGGCTCATTTAAATCAATTAGTTTTTTATTAATCACATAGTACTCATCGCCAAATACACCCTCTTTTGTTTTACCAGACAAAAGATTTTGTAATGATTTGTTGTCTTTATTTTCTTTAAGAAGTTCTTCCCCTTTTGATAAAATATCGGATAATTCCACTTCTTTTTCAAGTAGCTCAGGAAAAAACTTAATTAAAGTCTTTTCACCTAAATAAAAAATACCGTCGATATTATCGGATGAATCACCTGT